CTTCTCCCCCCTTGGGGGGACTATAGGGGGGTATATCTTTATCCTTTTTATTATCCTTATCCTTATCCTTATCCTTATGCCATTCGACCCTATCCGAATTTATAGGGTAGCCATTTTCAGAAATAGGGTAGCTATCTTCAGCTATAGGGTAGCCATTTTCAGAAATAGGGTAGCTATTATTTTCGATAGGGTGGCTATTTTCTTCTATAGCCTTTTCTTTCTCTCCCCAGCGCTTTGCACTTCCCATTCTTCCGTACTCTGCTTGCTTCTCGCACTTAGCCCGATAAGCCTCTGTATTCTCTTCTATTTGCCCCTTGATAAAGTTAAACATGGCAAGGACTAGCGGATTTTCTAGGTCTACATTTTCCCCTTGCACAAAGGCACAAACGGCTTTTATAAGGTCTCCAGCTTCTTGGCTTGGCATGGTTTTAAACAATGCCATCCATGAATGCATGAACAACAAGTTTTTCTTTTCCTTTTCCATTTACCCCCCCTAGCGTTTTCTTTACTTTTCTTCATCTTCTGTTATCTGGCTTGTAATAAATTTAAATATTGCAAGAATTATAGGGTCTTCTATATCCGGCTTATTTCCTCGATAAAAGGCACAAACCGCCTTTATCAAGTCTCCTGCTTTTTCGCTAGGCATTGACTCAATCATTATTGCCCATGAATCCCTAAATAAAAATCCTCTTTTATCTTCTGATTTTCCCATTATTTCGCCCTCTTCTTTCTATCCAGTTCCTTTAAGTGATTTAACAGCAGTATTTCATTCTCTGTAAGCTTTAACCGTCTTCCGAGTCCGTGCTTGTATCTTGTAAACTCATATTCGAGTTTCTTCTTCTGCAAGAAATCAAGCCCCTTTAATTCCTCTGAAAACTCCTTTTCAAAATCATCCATTCTCAATTATTGCAACCTCGATTCTTGGAAACTTCTTGTCTATTGCGAAATCGTCACTTAGAAACTCTATTTCGGGAAATCCGTCATTTTTTAAAATCTTTGTTTCTTGTAATGCGTCAAAGATAAATTTCTTTGCTCCTGCTATATTGTCAGGATCTCGCCGTCCGTTCCTCTCGAACCACTTAATGCAGATAGAAACAGGATAGCTAAGCACCGGGCGAATCTTTGACGCTCTTATTGCATGTATGCAGATGTTTTGCTGTTTCCGCTTCTCCTTTGCCCCTACATATGGATTTTTTCGGTTAGCGGATATAAGTTCATTTACACCGTCAAGCCGTCCTTCTATCGTGAATTTCTGCTTTCTCATATCTCTTTTCTACCTCTTCAATGATTGCCCGCAGATGTTCGTCTGTCGGTCTTTCAAGCCCCATTTGCTCCATGTCGGAAATTACGCCCTCTAGTAGCCGGGAAAACTCTTTGCTGTTGTAGGTGCTTGAGCCAAAGAAACAAAGAACCTCTAAAAATTTTTCCTTCTCTCCTGTAATCATGTTTACACTCATAAAGTCGCCAACAACCTTTGTCTCTCTCCACATTCTTTTTAGATCCTCGTAAGCACTTTCTAGGATTTGGATGTAAGTGTATTTCCCGTATCTCTCCAAACTGTAGAGATACATATCCCAAGCGGGAACATTCAGCACGCCCCCCATCTTTCCGAGGCACGACCAAAGGAAAGCATTTGCGTCTAAGCTTCTCTTTTCCCGATGAACCTTAAAAGTAATGTCTAGGTCTTTTCCCTGTAGCTTTTCGATGTCCTCTAACCTTCCGTCCGTCTCTAGCTCAATAAGGATTTTTCTTTTCGGAAATGTACTTGCCAAGCCCTTTATGCTTCCTCTAAGTTCCATTTATGCCCCCTTCTTAATATCTGCCGTACCGCCCCACTCTTTCGCAAGAATCTTCCACTTCTTCCCGAAGTCTTTAAACTGCGCATTCGTCATGTGTTTAAAGTCCGGGATGTGGTAATACTCTAGTAGCTTTCCTTCCTCTACCTTGCAGGCAAATAAGGTTTTCTTTACGTTGATTGCTTTATCATTGTCGATAAATTCCAATTCCTTTTTTGCTTCTGCTTCCTTCTTTGCTTCTGCTTCCTTCTTTGCGCTTACTTCCTGCACCTTGCTATCTTTCTTTTCTTCTGCCGGAGTCTTTCCGAATGCGTAGACTACGCATTTTCTTGAGTCGTTCAGAATTTCAAGCTGTACAATCTTCCCTTCCTCAATCGTGATTGACTTAACCGAAAAGCGATCATAGGTAGAATATTTTCCGTTTTTGTTTTCAATCTTTACACCATCCGCAGGAATCCATATAAAAGGTGCTGTATAGAGTTCTCTACCGATTCCGAGGTTGAAGCAAGCACGCTTGAAAGAATCCGAAGCCTGTCCTTTTTCTTTCTCTGTATTGGATTCTGTTCCTACATCCTGCTTACTAACCCATTCCCCGGTTTCGGGATTTCTTACGCTTACTGTGCAATACAGATTCCCGTCTATAAGTTGGTGGCTTCTCTGCCAGCCAAAGATTCCAAACACCTCGTCAAGAATGTTCTGATCCACTCTTGCATCCTTATACAGCAGGAGGGAAACGCCATTTTGTTTACACATCGCCACACGGCAATCTATTTCTTCTTTCTTTAAGTATCTGAAGTTCATTTCCTACCCCCTATCTGATCCGTAGGCTCTCGCCCTGCTCTAAATGAGCAAAATCAAGTTCTTTTCCTTCTTTTAATTCCTGCTTAATCTTCTCTTTATCCGCTATCGGGTCCTGGAAAATGTAGTAATCCATCGGGATATCCTCTAATCCCTTATCCATTACCAGCTTCGGCGGGTTCTTCTGTATTCCGAAGTTGAAAAGCTCCGTCTTGAATTTCGTTTTTCCGGTAGCAATCATTGCCCCTTGCAAGCTGTCCTTAATGCGCTTTATGTTGTTTTCAATGGTCTTCTTTCTTTCTGCAAGGCGCTTGCTCTCCTTGTCTAAGCCCTCAGCCCTGTTTTCCAGTTCGGCTATTACTTTGGCGTAGCCGTCCGCCTTTATTTCCAGTTCTCCCTCGATGCCTTCAAGGGTGTCTTTGAATACTTCCTCATCTACCTCTTCAGCCATCTCTAAAAGCTTTAAATAATCTTGTGCAATCTCATATAACGTTTGCATTTCGTCCCCTTTCTTGGTATCATGTCAATTGTTCTAATTTTATTTGTTCCCTTGGACGTGCCAGCGTTCAGGGAATTTTTTATTCTGTAGAGTATCTCCATCTGCACTAGGCAAAGAATGAGGATTGCCATTGTTAAGATGAAATACTTCATCACTATGTCACCGATTGGCGGCTCAGAGTCCAGTAATGTAACAAGAATCATCCACCCGATACCGTCAACCACCGCTATAGCTTTCGTGGCTTTCTTTGCGTAGCGGATAAGCTTTAATGCAGTTCTTCTTTTCATCTCTTCCCCCTAAAAAAACAGGTCTATAATTTCTTCATCTTTCCAGCCAACTAGGTATGCCAGCCTTAATATTTGCAATATAGTAAGTTTCCCCTCGTTTATCATCTTGTTGAATTGCTTTCTGTTACATCCGAGAAGTAAGCTACATTCGCAAACATCTACCTTGTGGCGAATCATCGATTTTTTAATTCGCTTGTTTCGTTCTGTGATCATTCTTTTTCCTTCACAATCTCAATAAGTTTGTCGATTTTTTTCTCTAGGCTGTTCTTCTGCTCAATCCCAAAGAAGGCTTTTACGAGTTCAGATGCAACCTCTTCCGGGAATTTCAAAATGCCGTTAAGCAATCTGAATTGTTGGCTTGTTATCTCCCCCTTTTTCTTTATGTGATACAAGGCTGTCATGCTTACCCCAGTCTCTGCCACAAGGTCGCTTTGCGTTATCCCTAACTCTTTGCACCGGCTTTCTATTGCCGTTTGCACTACCTTAGAGCGGTTATTCTTTGCTATTAGTGTTCTCGGCATTGTTCTCCTCTCTTTCCTGTCTCTCTTTCATAAGTACCATTCCTTGCCCAAAACTTATGAAAACATCCTTTTCCTGCCCGTTCATTTTGGAAGCAAGTTCCAAAACCTTTTTGCTTTTTCTTTCTCTTCTTTTTTCATTCTTCCCCTTTCTAGTAGTTGCTATTTACTTCTGCCACAATGTCCCAGTCCGATACGTTGTTATCCTTTCGGAATAGTTCATTTAGGTAGTCATCGATGTAGCCCTTTGCCGTTTCCTTTGCGTCTTCCTCGTCAAAACCGAGTTGTTCTAGGTCGAGTTCGATTTTTAATGTGATGTGATAGTTTTCTATTCCCATGTGTTGCTCCTTTGTATTGCCTTTAAGTCAACTTAATTTTCAAAAAAAATATTGCATACATCTTTTGGTGACAAGCCTAACAATGTTTTTAAACTTGAAATTTCGTTTCTCTTAAATTCCGTCTTTCCCAACAATTTTTTTCTTAGCCCTGCTCTCGTTAAATGGCATTTAGAGGCTATAAAAGAAGGTTTCAACCCGGACAGTTCGATTCTATTAATTAATTCTTTTAAATTCATTTCCTTCCTCCCTTCTCGAGTGTAGACTCATGATAACATTAGGTTTAACTTAAGTCAACTATTTTTTTAAAAAAAGTAAACTTAATTGACTTTTTTGTTATAATATATCACCAATAACGGTTCTTTTTGTTTACATTTAATTCCAGTCATGCTACTCTATTTGGAAATGGGAGGTGGAAAATGACTACTGGAGAACTGATAAAACAACGGCGAATCGAATTAGGTATGACACAAGAAGAATTAGCTAGTAAAATGGGATTCAAAACGAAAGCTTCTATTAGTAGGTTGGAATCCAACGATAGAAAGTTGCCTTTAAGTAAATTAAAAAAAATGGCTATGATTTTAGACGTTCGTCCATCACGTTTAATGGGATGGGATGACGATGGTTTAGAGTACGGAGATAAATACGACAAAGAATACCATCATCAAAAAGCCTCTGAGGGAATAATGCTTCAAGGCAACTTGCTAGAAGTTCTAAACGTCCTTCCAACGTTAACAGACAAAGAATTAGAACTCGTAAACGGAATGCTGGCATTACTGTTAGAAAAAAGAGAACACTTTCATCAATAATTTTATAGGTGGATTTATGGCAAATATAACACTGCTCCCATCGGGGAAATACCGCATCCGAAAGATGAACAACGGGCGAATGCACACGCTTATTCTTGATTACAAGCCGAGTAAGAAAGAAGCGGAAATGCTTTTAAACGAGGCAATCTTAAAGAATATACAGTATTCCCCCGCGACCTCGTTTCAGCGTGCAGGCGACCAATACATCGATGACAGGTCGAGCATATTAAGCCCTGCAACCATTCGGGAATACAAGAGAACGCTTAAGGCTCTGCCAGAGGAATTAAAACGGAAAAAGCCCATTGACATAAGTGACAAACTGATTCAGCAGGTAATCAACAACTACGCAAAAAAACATGCGCCAAAGTCCACCAAAATGCTTTTTTCTTTTATCCAAACTATTATTACCTCTGTGCTTCCGGATAGAAATATTCATGTTACCCTTCCGCTCCCGAGACCTTCACAGATCTACACACCTGAAGACAGCGACATTAAAGCAGTCCTTAAAGCCATCGAGGGCGATGAAATAGAAATCGCTATCCTTCTTGCAATTCTAGGACTTCGGCGTTCTGAAATATGCGCCCTTGACTATCCCGCAGATTTCGAGGGAAACACAATCCATATTACAAAGGGTTTAGTTATGGACGAAAATAAGAACTGGATTCGGAAAGCACCTAAAACGCCCCAATCAATAAGGGATATAATCATTCCCGATTCTGTGCTTAATAAGATAGAGCAAAAGGGATATGTTTATAAAGGCTTTCCCGGCTCTATAAACAAAAAGCTTTCCAAGGTATTAAAGGGCAACGGCATCCCGCATTTCAGCCTGCACAAACTCCGTCACTATTTCGCTTCATCCTCTCACGCGTTAGGGATTCCCGACATGGTGATTCTACGAAACGGCGGATGGAAAACCGACAATGTTATGAAGAATGTTTACCGCCACGCACAGAAGGATTCCATAGAAAAGGAAAGCCAAAAATACATTGACCACTTGAACGGAATTTTATAAATTTTTGTCACGAATTTTGTCACGGAATCAAAAATATATAGACTTTAAGCCACTCTACAGCGTTTTTATTGCAAGTTCGAATCTTGTCACCTCGATTTTTTTATGCAAAAATTTCTT